GTTTTTTACTTATGATAGTTCCTGTATTTCTTAGCCGTGAACGTAGGTTATATACGTACTGCGGGCTAACTGTTAAGGACTTAACGATTGTTGCTGTTGACGCACCTTGGTTAATCATTTTAGTTGCGCGTTCAATTTTAGTCAGACGTGGCTTACCCATTACTTTCTCCTAGATCGCAATCCTTACACTGTAAGGATGTTGTACTGATTGTTTATAAAGTTACCGCTGCCTACGTAGTGGGCTTGTACACCCAATACGTACGATTTGTAATGCGCCTACCTACACTTGGTATGTCTTGAGTAGGCGGTGTAGCTGATAGCATACTGAGTACTGCAATACGTTCTTGTACCCATTCGGGTAGTGTGTCTAATGAATCATACGTACCTTCTAACGCGGAGTCAACACTTTCTAACCCTATGCAAGTAACGTCTACCGCATTGTCATGCTCGATATGTATACGGTAGATCGTTGATGCAGGTTGATCGGTGAGCATTTTTAGCTTTTCATATGTATTCCCCAAATCTATTCCCGTGCTAGGTAAGAGCGTTATCATATCCAGAAATAACTTTAGACAACGTTTCTGCGATACGCTATACGACATCACGATCTACCCAGTAGACACCCTTACCCACATTCACCCCGACACCTTCCACGTACTCATCCTTGGATAGCATATCAAGCACAGCAAGTTTACCGGCAATATCTTCCGGCATATCTGCTACGGGGATAGTCTGCGTGGTAGGGGGCGTAGAGTTAGACACATCAGGAAACAACAACACATCAGCCATCACTACCCCTGCCCGTTCGTACAAGCGCACGTTATAACTACTTACTGCACGCGTACCCTCTGCCTTGTACTTGTCGAGCGCCCCCGCATACTTATCTATGTACTCCTTGACCTTCGGGCTGTCGAACGAATAGCCCTTGTCCTTAGCCGCGACTAGTTCATCCAGTACCATGTTAACTAAGCTAGATGAGTTCCTCGACAATTCGTACTTAACATCACTAAGTTTACTTTCTAGGTCACGTACCTTGCTTGTTGCTTTCAGTGAGTAGTCCAGCTTACTCTCGTTTGCTATCTCCACAGGTGTACATGTCTTGAGATGTTTCAGTGCAAGTGTTACTGCGGCGTTCATGCGTTTGGATGCGCGAGTGCTATACGCTGCGTTGTGCGCTCTGTACTTAGTGTTCTCAATGTCACGACTGTACACAATGTATGCGGAATCATCCGTACTACTACGCCGCCCCTCTAAGTTCGGGTTGTGATATCCGATACGACCCATAGCGTACACATCCCCCGCGCGATACACAAGCAGCTGTAAGAACAATGGGCAGCTATGTGATTTATCGCCAAATAACATCCACGCACTTGTCGTGTTTCTATTCACACCGAACCGCAGTGAACCGTTCTTAGCTTGTAGTGCTTGCATAAACTCATACAACTCTTTGACCACAGGAAACCCACCCACTTGGTACGGTGTCGTTCCATCCGGTACTGGGTCATTGATAGCTGCGTACTCAGCGATACTACTTACTTCGTTTTGCCAATGTCTGTACATGGTGTTCTCCTTAAACTTGTTCGGTTGCAAATAGGTCAAGCAACTTGTTCATCAGTCTGTTGTACTGCGACTTAAACTTCTTCATGCTATCTACATCTGAAAACGTTTTAATACTTGCGTTGCATTCGGTCAGTATCAGTGTCAGTAGTGCGGTACGCAACACGTGTTCATCGTCTTTCAATATATCTTTAATCAACGCTGACAACTCTGGCGATGATACGCGCAGTGGCACGTAGTGATTTGAAAAGATTTTATCCCCCGCAAATTCTATGAACTCCGTTGCCGCCACGTCACGCGCCCTCCATTTACTTTCCATACCCGTTATGAGCATCGGCGATATTACACACATCCAGTTAAAGTAGTCACGTAACTGTTTGCGATACTGGCTCTTCGCATCGCGGTCTATCTTGTTAGTCTTGAGTGTGTACAACTCACTCACACGCTCATACGTATTAGGCGATGTTTGCTTGAACCATAGCATCTCACCTCCGTCATTATCTACCACACCTGTGTTCCAATCAATTTGGTAATTCATCCTTGGTAGTGCGTGTACCTTCCTATCTACGTGTGTATGAATCTCATTAGCACGTCCACTACCTGTACTAAACGACATACCCCTCGGTGTGTACGCCTGTAAGAACCCATAGCGCCCCATCCATGTGCTCTGAACTGAACCAGAACGCAGCCGAATGTAATCCCCATCGGCTCTACGCTGCACCATGATTGGTGCAAACTGCAACTCCATCTCTAGCGGCATCGGGCTGTATGAACGTACTGCACTTAGTACGCCATCAGATAGCACGTAGGTGTTCTCATCAACTTTAATGATGCGTTCGGCTTTGTTGCGTCTTGCCCCGATTGGGCGCACATCATCTGCGAGTGTGCTCTTCTTACTTACGATAGGTTTAACTGATTCGTACTTGGCTTTCACCCAATCAAAGTGCATCTCGCTTGCGGGTTTAACCTTTAGTCCTGATGACAGGCTTTCGTATTCACGTATTTGTCCGTATGCCATGATTGATACTCCCTATTAGTTTTATAATTCCTTACAGTGTAAGGATGTGGTTACTGGTTTAGTTAATGTGCACGTACTTACCCACGCTTGGACGCGCGCCCTTGTTACCCTGAATGCACCACAGCACGGGCGTTGTCCACGCGCCCCATGAGCCACCAAGATACCCATCGGTCAGCACCACCACTGCTTGCGGCTTAATGCCATGCTCTGCCATGTACTGAGGCACACACTCAACTGCTGTGCCACCACCCCCTGCGGGTTTAGTCGATGTGGTCAGACGATCAATGTCATCTTGCTCATACACTTCATCACGACACACCGATGTATCCCAGTACAACAAGCGCACCTTGGATGGGTGCACCGTATCGCAGATAGCCTTAACCTCGGACAAAAAGGATGACAGTTCCCTTGCGCCGATAGAGCCTGATGTGTCGATAGCCAACACCAACTCACCGACTGACTCACTGATACCTGATGGTAAGTAATAGCCTGATGACATATACCTACGGTTAGGCTTGCGCCATGTCGAGTAGTCGTTACCCGTGCACGTGGTTGATACAAACTCACGCAACACCTCGCGCCAATCTATCTGTGGTTGCAACAGTCCGTCCAAGTCACGATTACCACCGCTACCCATCTTGCCCGCAGATAGCACACCTTGACGGATTGCTTTGTCAATCTCGCGTTCCAGTTCTTTGTGCTCGGCATCGCTCATCTCTTGAGCATCATCCCACCCATGCTCATCCATGCTGCCTTCGTTACCACCACCTCCATCACCACCCCCGCCACCACCGCCCTCGTCCTCTTGCTTGAGTAAGTGGTACACCTCGGCGCTATCCATATCACGATACTTCTTATTAAGTAGTCCGACCTTGGGCATCACGATAAACTTCTTGCCATCATCACCATCGACAAGCTTGACGTTAATCACGTAGTCACACGCCATATTTGCAAGGCGCGGGTTGTCCTCGTACAAGTGACGCCAAGTAGTGATGTGCCTATACATCTTATGGTATGCCTCGTGCAATACAAGAAAGCGCAGTTCGGCATCAGTCAAGCCTTCGACAAACTTGCGACCATATACCTCGTCACGCCCATTGGTGTAAGCCGTGGGTGTCTTATCGCATACTGACTTGTCACCAATCATTAGCACTGGTGCGATAGCGTAGTAGTGCGGCTCAGCCATGATGTCGATGACTGCCTTGTTCAGTCGCTGTTCGACTGTGAGTTGTTTACCTAGCATTAGCATGATTATTCCTCCACTTCATCTACGTAACCTACGGTTATATACAGATCGTCATACGGCAAAACTTCATTTGCCTTTTTAAGTGCGATGATCTGGGCTTGTTCTTCGTTCTCTGCCTCAACTTCGTGGTGTACGCTTGCTGAGTAGTCGATGCACACGTCGTACTTCTTCATATCATTCTCCTTCCTTACACTGTAAGGTTTTAGTTAAGCCTTGTCGGCTGTGAACAGGTAGTTGTTAGCCATTGCCCACGTTGTGAACTTCTTGTTAGTCATCACGATGTTCTTGCGTGAGTACTTCTCTTGGCGTACACCGTTGGCGAACATACCTTGGGACTCCTTATCCATACGCATCATGTAGTCCATCCATGGGTCAACCCAATCGCGCTCGATGTTAGTCAACGCACGAAACACGACCATACACTTGACCGCAGCCGATGTCGGTAGTGCTGCACCCATCGGGTCTTTCTTAATAGACTCAAGGCTTGGCAACTCATCGGCTAACTTCACGAACGCCATCAGATCAAGGGCTGCACGCTCACCTATCGTACCCATGAGTAAAGCTGTTAACGATTGATCGTCGTAATATTCGCGCTGTTTGAGCCAGTCCGATGCTGCTTCCAATGAACGTGGTGTGACAAACGCCTCGCGTTGCTGCTGTGGGTGAAAGATATACGGGTTGTCCTCTGGTGTCTTGACCTCATCGAACGATTGGAACAATGCAGGGGTGTCCTTACAAAACCCAAGCAACGTGTGATCTACGCCATTGTTGATACCCCACTCGACCCACTCGATGTGTGTAGGCTTGCGTGATTTCACAATGGTCACTCGGTTACGTGCATGGGGTGGTACCAAGTCACCTACACCCTCGGCCCCTAGGTTAGTGGTTGCGAACACAGGCCCGCGTACATCGTTCGATCCGATCTTGCGCTCTAAGATAATACGTAGCATTGCGTTCTTGACCGCAGGGTTAGCCTTACCAAACTCGTCGATCATCAGGATGATGGGCTTATTCAAGTGCACACCCAACTCCTCGTTGGGCACAAAGCGCACGAACCCTTGCTCGTCCATAGTCTGTAAGCTAGGGATAGAGATGTCGCCCAAGTCCTTAGTCGTGCAGTCAAAGTAGCAGGGCGTGTGATCGGGTAACAACTTAGCCAGTGCCTTGAGCAGGGATGACTTACCCGTACCCATGTGTCCTTGCACAAGCATCGTGCGTTTGTCGCCGCCATGCAGGATGGCGTTGGTGATTTGGTCAAGGGATAGCGCATAGAGTGATGTGGCTGATGCCATGATAATTCCTTATAAGATGTTTGATTGTGTTACTCGTTGTACTCGGTGCTGCAAAACCTTACAGCTGTAAGGATGGTAGTGCTCTCAGTACTGCGTCCACTTTCTGCTTTGTTTCATGGCGCAAGTAGTCGTCCTCACGCAACGCCTCGGCAGACACACACAAGAACGTATCTTCAAGTGAGCGTGCCATTGCTGCCATCTGGCTATCGCCTGTGATGTTGCATGATTTCATAATGTCCACGATCTCGACCACGTTATCCACAAGCGAGTCACGAAACACTTTGCGCGTAGTCTTGTCGCGGCTGTCGGCATAGTCAAGGCGTTCTGACATCTTAGATAGCGCTGTGTACGCACGTTTCCATATATCGCCCATTGCGTTGTTAAGCTGTGTCGTGTAGTACTGTGTGTAGTGAGAAGTTAAGAGATCATTAGCCTCCTTACCCATGTCCACGCGGAAGTCGCCCACCTCTGGCACAGGCATATAGTTAGCACCGAACCGAAACTTAGACACCAAGCTGTCCGATGACGGGTACTCATCGGCATGGAATAACGCGCCTAGCTTGACTTGTGACTGCCCAATCTCCCACGCATACGCGTCGATGAATACTTGCACGAGCCGCACGAACTCCTGCTCTAACTCGCTCACCTGCTTGGTGTACTTGAAGTATTGCGCCGTAGGCAACAGGCGCAGCCCTGAGTCCGACCATGGCATGGTCATTGCGTAGTGGATGTTGCGAGCGTTAGCTGCAAACTTACTCACCGCATCCAATTCGGCACAGTCCCCGAGCAACTTCTTGTTCACGCTTGCCGTGCCACGTGCTGCGTTGTTTTGTGTGGTGACTTCTGCGCTTGCGCGCTTGTCCAACTTGCGACCTGTCCACGTACTGATGTTTAGTTCCACAAGCATTGCAGCCGTACTGATTGACGGTGCGCTAATAGATGGTGCTGTGTGTGTTTGAGTCATGTCCATGATGTTTTCCTTTTCCTTACAGCTGTAAGGTTCTGATTGATATTGTTAAGTGGTACTTCATTCACTACAACTACATTATAACACTATATGACACACTATGTCAAGTTATTACACTTCTTGATACTTACACCTCATTGAATCTAAACTTACGCACCCAGATAAAACGGGTGTCAAGCGGCACGTACACTCGCAGCTCAAAAGCCTTATCGCTGTAGATTTCATGGCACACACTGATACCCTTGTCGGGCGTGATACCTAGCACCTCTACGATCTTGCCGTTGGGCAGCTTTCCTGCTGTGAATTCCATTACGTTCTCCTTAAAAGGGTTCAACTTCGCCTTGCTCTGCTTCCTTTACGTCCATGCATCCTGCATCAAACCCTTTCTGGTACTCCTTGCACGTGTCGTATGCATGGATGTTGATCTTGTTGTTGACTGCGTCCTGATAACCTCGGATGTAGTCAGCAGGGGTGCGGTTGGTTTGGTTAGTCATCTTCGTCCTCCATGTTTATTTCGGGTATGTAGGCAATCAGTTCAAAATCGGGCACAAAGTCCAACAGTTTTTTAATTCCCTCTAATCGGTTGTTGATAACATCTTCGTACATCTGGTCTAACACACAACGTATAAATTCTTCTCTACCTTCTTTCATTTCGCACTCCTTATGTACTTAGGGTTAAGATCTTTTAAGTCATCCATGTCGGTCACGACAATGTAATTACTCTTGTGTGATGGCACGATGGTGTGCTTGCGTTGTTGCGCTTGTTGCTCACCGCAGGGTAGGCACGTGCTGTATCCCAACTTGAACCGCTTGTGCGGCACGTAACCACCAAAGCAGGTGGTGCATAAATATCTAGTGTCCTCAGTCATCGAACTTTCCAATCCCTGCAACCGCAGGGTAACGCTCACCAGTGTTGATGTCGATGCAGTTACCAAGGTCGATGTCCTTGTGCTTGTTGGCGATGTACGCCATGGCACGCAGTAAGTCCGCATCACGAAAAAGCCCTGAGTGGTAGTCACGCAGCACGATAAGAATCTCGTCGTGCATCTCTTGCTGTTGGGTAGTCATGTTTATTTCCTTTCCTTACACTGTAAGGTTTATTGTTAGGTGTCGGTCATGGCGTTTCTTCATTCACCATACCTCTATTATACCCCAAGTAGCATACTATGTCAAGTTTTGACAAATAGTGTCAGATCGTTCATGACGTATGCTGTATACCCCTCACTTGGTTGCAAGGTGTTACTTATTGTCGATGACGTATGCTGTATACCCCCTAGTTAGTGAAAGTTCTTATATAGTTCTGTATGGGGTGTGTGCAAGTTATTGATATGGAACGAATGTTCGAAAGTAACAATGTTCGCGGGTAATACCTGTCTGAAAGTGGTGTCCGCGTTTTTTGGGCAAAATTGGAACTTTCGCAGGACTTCAAAAAGGGCTAAAAAAAATTCCTGGGTTAAAAGGCAATCTCAAATAGAACATTAGAACATTCATAATATATTAATATAACTTACTAAAACACAAACTATGGTTTACTAAATAGTGTCAAGGATGTACGTAAAACTACGTAAAGTGGCGTAAAACTAATGTTCCTAACAAATGGAACATTCGAAGAACATTAGAACATTTGAGGCAGAACTTTCACTTTTCAAACACACCATAACTCTGCATAGTTTAAATTTAGCCTGCGCTCGTCGCGACTCGTACAACTATCATTTACCTCCCCGCTAGCCTTAGAGGCGTGTGGCTCTCCGCGGTGCTACCCGCTAGCCTTAGAGGCGTGTGGCTCTCCAGCCTGCTCAAAAAAGCTGCGCTCATCGCGACTCGAAGAACTATCATAAACCATCAAGAAAAAACTGACTGGCGAATCTAAGCGGCGTTGTGCATGGCATAGGTTGATCGGTTTGGCATGGGCTGCGCCCATCGGTTCGGCAACGGGAGGGTTTTTATTGTGCCGAATCCTTACAGCTGTAAGGTTTGGTAGGATTCAATAGACGCAAAAAAGCCCGCAAGGTTTGCACCAAGCGGGCTATGGTAAAACGTGGTGTTAAGTTATTTTGGTAAATCCGGAAACCATTTTTGAACGCTATACTCGACTTGTTGTTCACCTAGTGCGTGCAAACATTCACAAAACAACTGCAGTTGAAGGTTAACTTCTAGATCATAACGGGCACAAAGCACAATGCCCTCTTCGGTAGTATAGGTAAGAGTTGCTTTCATTTTTAATCCCCTAAGTTATTGTGCGAGTATATCTAGAATCCAATCAGCGAAAAAACAAGTAACACCAAAAAGAAAAACGTAACAGAAAAGATCGAGAAGTTTACGCATGGTTTAGCGGGAGGGTTTCCCCTCCCGTCCTGTTTTAGTTGAGTGGAATCATGCCTTGCGCTGACATGATGCGTTTTACACAATCAGCAACATCGAAATCCGGACTTTCCATTTTCTGCAGTTTAGTAATGACTGCAGCTAATGCGGCGTGAATCTTTTGGTTTTCAGTCTTGACCGATTCGGATGATTCGGTTTCCGTTTCAGTACTGATAGCCTCGCCTTTTTTGTCCAGTCCGTCAATGCTAAATAAGTGCGTCCGAATACGGTTTAGATACGTATCTTTCTTGGTACGCAAATTGGTACGCTCAGCCTTAGTCGCGAGATCAAGAGTCTTTGCATCCTTATGGTACAGGGCATAGTCAGCCTTAGAGAAACCCGCGAGGATAGCGTCAATAGTTTGCGTGCGTGCCGATTCATTCCCGCCGTTATCGATGGTCATTAACATATGTCCTGTAAACCCATCGGCATGCAAACCTTCAGAGATTGTCCGGAGATTCTTTGCTTGTTTGACTTCGGTTGCCATGTCAGTCCCAACGTAGGACATGATAGCGGAACGGGTAGTGCTAGACATTACTACTTCAGAGGGAACCATGACAACGGAAGTGAGAGCAGATACTAAAGAGGAGGCTTGCTTTTTCATAGCTGTAATCCTTATAAGAGTTTTGAAGTACTGACTAATTTGTCAGTAAAGATATTATAGGGCATATGTCATATTGTGTCAAGTTGTGTTGTATACATCCTTACAGCTGTAAGGATTGTGTTCTGGTAGCGTGGCTAGACTTGGCTTGGCGTTTTCTGGCTATGGAAAACTTAGGAACTGTCATACCCACCGTACCTCGCCCCGCCCAATGTGACGTTGTTGCCATGTGCTGTATAGTATTACTAATCCGCTCAAACGTTTACCTTTCCTAAGCGTTACTTGACCAGTAACTAAGCGCTCCTTAGCCCACACAGAACACCCCCCGGTGCAAAATAAACGCCCATACTAAAAATTTTTATATAAAAAAATATTGCGTTCTAAACACTAAGAAGTTACACTCCGTGCAACGACCTAACGGTGCGCAGAAGGATCTTATGGCGATGTTGCTTACGCCCGACATTGGGGTGCCTCTACTACCGCAACAACCGATCACTGACTTGTACGAACGAGTCAAGGCCACTGCGCACACCGCAGATATTCTCGCTGGCCTCGGAATGCAGATCGACCCACCTAGCAATTCAGATAATGATGTGGCTGCAACACTCGCCGCCGCCTACGCTGCTGACCCCGAAAAGACTTCCCGTGCGGTATCCAACAGCCGTGCAGCAACAATGACTCCGGCTTCACTTATCCAAACGCGTAGTATTCTCGATGAGTTCGGTACGGCTGTAGTGCGTCATAGTGTCGAGATCCGCCATCTGGTAACAAATAAGTTACTACTAGAGTCAGAAAACCCAGACCCCCGCGTGCGCATCCGTGCGTTGGAACTGCTGGGTAAGATCAGCGACGTGGGGCTCTTCACAGAACGCAGTGAGGTGCTAATTACACACCAGTCTACAGATGACTTGCGTAAGAAGCTGCGCGAGAAATTTAATCGCATACTAGATAACGACAGACCAGATGTTGTTGATGCCGTCATGGTGGGTGGCGACGTGATCGACCTAGATAAAGAACTGGGTATCGTGCCAAATGAGTGAAGCCGTGGATTTCAGTCTTGCTGAAATTGAGCTGATGCTACAGCGACTAGACGAGTTTTCCCTTGAAGAACAGCGCGAAATAGAACAACTTGCCGATGTGCTCGAGCAACGTAAGCTTGCACAGACCTGCCGAAATGACTTAATTGAGTTTTGTAAGCACATGGATCCCAACTATAAAGTTGGACGACACCACCGCAGGCTTGCGGATCTGCTAATGAAGATGGAACGTGGCGAAGAAGACCGCATCGGGGTATCAGTACCACCTCGTCATGGTAAGTCTCAGATGGTTTCTATCTATTTTCCTGCATGGTACCTAGGGCGCAACCCCGATAAGAAGGTGCTGATGGTCTCGCACACGGCAGATTTGGCGGTTGATTTCGGTAGGAAGGTGCGTAACATCGTTGATAGCCCTGCATATAAGGCTATATTTCCTACAGTTACACTTGCGGCGGACTCAAAAAGCGCTGGGCGCTGGAACACAAACATGGGTGGCGAGTATTTTGCCTGTGGTGTGGGTGCGGCCCTTGCCGGTCGTGGTGCGCACTTCTTAATTGTTGATGATCCGTTCTCAGAACAGGACGTTTTGAACGGAAACTACGAAGTTTTTGATCGTGTGTATGAATGGTTTACGTACGGTGCGCGTACGCGCCTGATGCCACAGGGTAAAGTTGCCATTGTGCACACCCGTTGGCACCCAAATGACCTGATCGGGCGCTTAGGCAAGGACATGGGGCGTATTACGAACTCGGATCAGTACGAAATGTTCGAGTTTCCAGCGATATTTAACGAAAATACCGAGAATGAAAAGGCTTTATGGCCTGAATTCTACGATTTAGAGGCACTGCACCGCACAAAAGCGTCTATGCCGTTGTTCCAATGGAACGCGCAGTTCCAACAATCACCCACTGCGGAAGAAGGTGCACTTGTTAAGCGGGAATGGTGGAAGCGTTGGGATCAAGATGACCCACCAAGCTGCGAATATGTCATTATGACGCTGGACGCGGCGGCGGAAAAGAACACTCGTGCCGACTTCACTGCACTTTTGACGTGGGGGATCTTTAATGACGAGCGGTATACCGACGGTGCAAGCCATATAATCTTACTTAATTCTATTAATGTGCGAGTAGAGTTCCATGAGCTCAAGGAGCTTGCGCTTAAAGAGTATAAAGAGTGGCAACCGGACTCGTTTATCGTGGAAAAGAAGTCTAGCGGCACACCGCTCTTCCAAGAACTGCGCAGAATGGGCATACCTGTCTCTGAATTTACCCCACACAGGGGTACAGGAGATAAAATAGCGCGTATTAACGCAATATCAGATATATTTAGATCCGGTATGGTGTGGTACCCAGCAGGGCGCAAGTGGGCAGAAGAGGTTGTGGAGCAAGTAGCGGCATTCCCAGCGTCAGATCACGACGACATGGTTGACTGCGTGTCCATGGCCCTTGCGAGATTTCGCAATGGTGGGTTTATACGACTAGATACAGATGCACAAGACGAAATTATGCGCCCACGGGTAGCGGCTTACTATTAAAGGTTAAATTATGGCTATTGAGAAAAGTTTGTACCAAGCGCCCTTGGGTATCGAGGATGGCATGGACGATGACGCGCCTGAGTTGGAGATTGAAGTTGTTAACCCAGAGATGGTGACACTCGATGACGGCAGTGTTGAGATAACAATTATTCCCGGCGAGATTGAAGACGAAGATATTGGGGGTATGCCGTTTGATGCAAATTTAGCTGAGCTCATGGACGAAGGTGATCTCTCTCAACTAGCCTCTGACTTACTTGCCGACTACGAAAACGACGTGGGTTCACGCAAAGACTGGGAACAGACATACACAGATGGTATTAAGTTACTAGGTCTGAAGTACGAAGAGCGTACAGAGCCTTGGCCCGGTGCGTGTGGTGTGCACTCACCACTGATTGCAGAAGCCGCGGTGCGCTTCCAAGCTGAAGCGATTATGGAAACGTTTCCAGCCGCAGGCCCTGTCAAGACACAGATCATCGGTAAGATTACTCCTGAGAACACGGATGCCGCACAACGTGTACAGGACGACATGAACTATGAGCTTACGACGGTAATGAAAGAGTACCGGTCAGAGCATGAGAAGATGCTGTGGAACCTGCCAATTGCGGGTAGTGCGTTCAAAAAAGTGTACTTTGACCCCTCTCTTGGGCGTCAGGTGAGCATGTTTGTACCTGCAGAAGACGTGATTTTGCCCTACGGAACGTCCGAAATTAGCTTGTGTGAGCGTATTACGCACCGCATGAGAAAGACTAAAAACCAGCTATTAAAGCTTCAAGAGTCAGGTTTTTACCGCGACGACGTAGAAATTACCGATGGTCCTGTCATGCAGCCCGATGAGATCCAGCAAGCAAAGGATCGAGAGACTGGGTTTAGTGCAACATACGATGATCGACCACTCTTGCTTGAGATGCACGTCGAGCTTGACTTGCCCGGCTTTGAAGATAAGAACGCCGAGGGTGAAGAGACAGGCATTGCCCTGCCATACGTGGTCACGATACTAAAAGACACGAATACGATTCTGTCTGTTCGTCGCAACTGGGATCCAGAATCGGAAGACCCACGCGCACCACGCCCCAAAGGAATTAGCGGTGACGATACTGAAGCATACGAGCCAAAGTCTTCACGCCAGTATTTCGTGCACTACCAGTATGTGCCGGGCTTTGGTTCGTACGGCTATGGCCTTATTCACCTGATTGGTAACAGCGCAAAAAGTGCGACATCTATAACACGTCAGTTGGTGGATGCGGGTACTCTGTCTAACTTGCCCGGTGGTATGAAGACGCGCGGCTTGCGCATCAAGGGCGATGACACACCGATTTCTCCCGGAGAGTTTAGAGATGTCGATGTAAGTTCGGGCACACTGCGCGATAACATCATGCCGCTCCCATACAAAGAGCCAAGCCAAGTGCTGTTGCAATTACGTGGGATTATTTCTGACGAAGCGCAGAAGTTTTCTGCAGCACCTGACATGAAGATTAGTGACATGTCGGCAAACGCCCCAGTGGGCACAACACTTGCGCTAATTGAGCGTAACTTGAAAGTGATGTCGGCGGTTCAAGCGCGCATGCACTTCAGCATGAAGCAAGAACTTCGCTTACTTGCACGCCTCATCCGTGACTTCGCTAAACGTGAATATGGCTACCAGCCCACCGAGGGTTCACCTCGTGACCGCAACGCCGACTACGCCTTAGTGGAAGTTATTCCTGTTAGCGACCCTAACGCGTCAACACTTGCGCAACGTGTGGTGCAATATCAGGCCGTGATGCAGCTTGCACAGATGGCCCCTCAGATTTACAACTTGCCTAAGTTACACCGCCAGATGTTGGAAGTGTTAAACATCAAGCAAGCAGATCAGCTCGTGCCACTTGAGGATGACCAGAAGCCGACAGACCCAGTATCCGAGAACATGAACATTCTCATGGGTAAACCGGTCAAAGCGTTTATCTACCAAGATCACGAAGCGCACATCCGCACTCACATGGCAGCTATGCAGGATCCACAGATTGCACAAGTCATGGGGCAAAACCCACAGGCTCAAGTGCTTATGCAGGCAGCAAACGCTCACATTACCGAGCACGTTGCCATGGCTTACCGCCAGAAGATCGAGCAGCAGTTGGGTGTATCACTACCTGAGCCAGATGCAGAACTCCCACGCGCAGTCGAGTACCAGATGTCAGGACTCATCGCGCAGGCCGCAGGTCAGCTCTTAGGTAAGCATCAAGCCGAGGCACAAGCACAGCAAAACGCACAGACGCAGCAAGACCCGATTGTGCAGATGCAGCAAGCGGAAATCCAGATCAAGACTAAAGAAGTCGAGATCAAAGAGAAGCAGATGATGATTGACGCGGCAGCGCAAGCGGACAGGTTGGCGCTTGACCGAGAGAAACTTAAAGCTGACCAAGAACGTGAAGGGTTGAAGCTTGGCCTTAAAGCTCAGTCTGACCAACGTAAGATGGAAGCAGAACAAGAACGTGAGGGTCTACGGATTGGTGTAGACATCGCAAAGACTAAAGCGCAAATGGCGCGTGACGATAAGAAAGGAGATTCTGAATAATGGATGCATTTGACGTTCTACGTAAGAAAATTCGTGAACGCATGAACGCCCTTGCCGACGATGTTGCGACAGGGCGCTGTACTGATTTTGGTATGTACCAAAAACTTTGCGGGGTAATAGAGGGATTGGCCTACGCAGAGCGAGACTTGCTTGACCTCAAGCAAACAATGGAAGACCACGACAATGAGTGAAATACTAATTGGCGCTAACCCTAACAACCCACAAGTTGTTGGCATGTACCAACCCGAGGCTACGGCTGAGGAAAAAGCTAGGCAGCTCCCAAAACCTGTTGGCTACCACATCTTGTGCGCCATTCCTGAAAAGGAAGCTGAGTACGAAAGTGGTTTGATAAAGGCTGATGAGACCATTCGCAATGAAGAGATCCTCACCACGGTTCTGTTCGTAGTTGACATGGGCCCTGACTGCTACAAAGACGTGAATAAGTTTCCTTCCGGCCCTTGGTGCCAGCAAGGCGATTTCATCTTGGTTCGTCCAAACTCAGGATCAAGACTAATTATTCATGGGCGCGAGTTCCGACTCATTAACGATGACACTGTTGAGGGTACTGTTCAAGACCCCCGCGGTATCCGTCGCAAATAGGAGTAAATAATGGCTCAATACGATGAATTTAAGTTTCCCGACGAGCAAGACGGGGACGACCAGAAAGACCAAATTGAACTTGATCTTGAGACCGACGGCACAAATGTCGAGATTGAGATTGTCGATGATACGCCCGTACAAGACCGCAACCGTAAACCCCTTGACCGGGAAGTAGCGGATCCGACCGAAGATGAGCTTAACGAATACAGTGCCAAAGTCCAAAAACGGATGAAGGAACTTACTCACAAAAGCCATGATGAGCGGCGTAAAGCTGAAGCCCTTACTCGTGAAAAAACTGAGCTTGAACGAGCTGCAAGGGTATTAGCGGAGGAAAATCGACGCCTGCAAGAGTATGTGCACGTAGGTCAGAACGCGTATATCGACAAATCCAAGTCTTTAGCTCAAATTGCTATGGACAACGCCAAGTCTAAGTTTAAGTCCGCGCTGGATATTGGTGACACTGACGCCGCAACAGCCGCCCAGCAGGAGATGATGGCTGCGCAGATGGAAATGGAGCAGGTAAATAATTTTAAGCCTACCCCCTTGCGCGAACCGGAACAACCTGCTTATACTCAGGCATCACGTCCTACACAAGCAGCACAAACTTCAGTAGATGATCGCAGTGTCGATTGGGCAGGCAGGAATCCATGGTTTGAGCGACGCGGTGATGAGGACATGACCGGATATGCGTATGGTGTGCATAACAAGCTAGTACGAGAGTATGGCGCGGAATACACACGTACCGATGAGTATTTTACTAAAATCGACTCTGCCGTAAGGCGGGCATTCCCTGAACGCTTCGACGATGTTGAAGAGAACACGGAACCCCAACGTAAAAAGCAGAGCCGCCCAAACACCGTTGTTGCTCCGGCGCAACGCTCTTCGGCACCGAAAAAGATTCGGTTGTCGCTTACTCAACAAAACGTAGCCAAGCGGTTAGGTATCCCACTTGAGCTTTACGCTAAGAAGTTAGCAGAATTGGAGAATGCAAATGGCTGAAAACCGTATTACTCGTGATTTAGAGACCCGAACAACTCAACAGCGCCCCAAGCAGTGGGCACCAGCGGAGTTGTTGCCTGAGCCAGATCAACAGGCTGGGTTTAAATACCGTTGGATCCGCGTCTCCATGCTCGACAAAGCTGACGCCCGCAACCTTTCGTCGAAGATTCGCGAGGGATGGGAGCCAGTTAAGATTGAAGAGCAACCTAAATTTCAACTGCTAATCGACCCCAATAGTCGTTTTAAAGACAACATTGAGATCGGTGGGTTATTGCTTTGCAAGACTCCAATCGAGTTTGTGGAACAGCGTACAGCGCACTTTTCACGCCAGACCCAAGCTCAGACGGATGCTGTGGACAATAACTTGATGCGCCAAAGTGATTCACGGATGCCCCTCTTTAAAGAAGGTAAATCTACGACTAGCTTTGGTAAAGGTACTTAATCTAATATACGGAGCTAAAAATGGCTTATCCTACTATTAGCAAGCCCTATGGCTTTAAACCGATCAATCTGATCGGAGGCCAAGTGTTTGCTGGTTCTACCCGCAAGATGCGTATTGCTAGCGCGTATGCAACTTCGATTGGTTTTGGTGATTTGTTAATTCGCGTAGGCGACGGAACTGTTGAACGTTCGGCTGCTACAACTGCTAAACCCACTGGCGGCTTCGCTGGCGTGTTTCTTGGTTGCGAGTTCATCAACCCAAGTACAGGTCAATTACAATTCCAACAGAACTTTGTTGGCGGCACAACAGTAACAACTGGCTATATCACAGCTTATGTTTGTGATGACCCAGACACACTGTTCCAAGTTGCTGTGGTTTCTGGCACAACAGTTGTGACCGGCGTTCAATTTACTGCGGTCGGCAACAACGCCACCATCGTAAACAACACCGCAATCACTGCTGCTGGCAATTCACAAATTGCTCTGCTTGACACAACCGCTACAACCGATACATTGACAATTCGCATTGTTGACGTTGTGCCGGACACCGCCTACGAATCTGGCGGCAACACGCTGTATCCTGAAGTGATCGTAAAGTTCAACTTCGGCATGCATGCGTATAACACCGCCGTCGGCGTATAAGGAGCTAAATCATGGCTATTTCACGCGCACAACTACTTAAAGAACTCCTCCCCGGCCTGAACGCTTTGTTCGGTTTGGAGTACGCCCGTTATGGCGAAGAGCACAAAGAGATCTATGAAACAGAGACCTCCGAGCGTTCCTTCGAAGAAGAGACCAAACTTTCTGGCTTCTCGGCTGCACCTGTTAAGAACGAAGGTTCTGCAATTGCATACGACAACGCTCAAGAAGCTTGGACTGCTCGCTATAACCACGAAACCATCGCTTTGGGCTTCTCGCTCACGGAAGAGGCAATTGAAGATAACTTGTACGACTCTTTGTCTGCTCGTTATACAAAGGCTCTCGCCCGCGCAATGGCATACACCAAGCAGGTTAAGGCTGCTGCTGTGTTGAACAACGGTTTCTCAGCGTCCTACACCGGCGGTGACGGCGTCTCTTTGTTCAGCAATGCTCACCCCTTGGTTGGTGGTGGTTCTAACAGCAACATCCCTTCGGTCGCTGCTGACTTGAACGAAACTTCCTTGGAAAACGCTGTGATTCAGATCGCTGCGTGGACTGACGAACGTGGTCTCTTGATCGCTGCTAAGCCTAAGAAACTCATTATCCCATCGGCACTGCAATTCGTTGCAACAAAGCTGTTGGAAACTGAGCTTCAGGTTGGTTCGGCAGACAATACGATCAACGCAATCAAGAACAACGGTTCGATTCCAGACGGTTACGCAATTAACCACTGGTTGACAGACACAAACGCTTGGTTCTTGACCACAGACGTACCTAACGGTATGAAGCACTTCGTTCGTATGCCACTAAGTAATTCCATGGATGGAGATTTCGATACAGGTAACGTACGTTACAAGTCTCGTGAGCGTTACAGCTTCGGCTGGTCTGACCCACTCTCGATGTTTGGTTCAGAGGGCGCTTAAGCACTAAAAACCAAAGGGATCCACAGCTGAAGGTCGTCGGATTTAAAAGAGTACCCTAAGAATCGCCCTTGGTTTGACCCCACTCAAAAGGTGGGGTTTTTTATTGCTTGCATTTATTGTTGTATAGGTTATTATTAAAGAAATCTGGGAACCTCCAGCTTTACTGACCGCCCCAGCGGACGATGCAGAGACAGTAGAGCGAAGTACTGCATATACAAGGAATTATCATGGCATTGACCACATTCAGCGGCCCAGTAAAATCGCTTAACGGTTTTGTTTCTGGCACAGTTACAGACCCTATCGTTGTAACTACAGCTCAAAATATTGACTCCGCCTACGCAACATCTTCGGCTACAACCGGCGATACACGCTTAAATTACTCCCGTTTGACGTTTACTTCGACAGGCTCCGGTGAAACAATCCGCGCCTTGACCCGAGTAACGGGCGCAGGCGGCGCAACAGGCGGCACAATTAACGGCGCTCATGTCAGCTTGTCAATTAATGGCTCAGGCACCATTTCTGGTGCTGGTAACGCACTTCGCGCTACATTGGGCGGCACCTCTACAAACCCCGGCGGCACAATCGCAGCTATTCAAGCTGACTCTGATTTTGCGTCTGGCGGTACTTGGACTAACGCTTCGTTTATTCGTTTTACGAACAGTGGATCGGGTACGGTTGCTAACTTGTTTAATGTTCCTTCTGCGATGGTAACGGCAAATACGCAGGGTGCTGCTACAAACTCATTGAAGATTGTGGACAGCGCTGGCACTGCTTACTACATTATGTTGACTACAGTTAATTCATAATGCAGATTACCAAGGAATTTCTGGAAGCAGAGATTGCTGAGTTGCAGAAAGAGGCGGGGAAGGCTGAGGTTTTCCTCCTTCAATCAAAAGCAACTATTGCGGCCTATCAAATGCTTATCAACCGCTTAGAAGCGCCAGAAGAAACGCAAGAACAGTAGGAGCTAATTATGGCTATGCAATATGACGTAAAAGCAGCCGAACGCACAACCACGGGTACTGCATACGCAGCTCCAGCCCGTATCAAAGGTCTTGTGCTTTCATTCGCTACAGGTGGCACAGTCGTTCTTAAAGACGGAGGTGCAAGTGGAACCACGGTATTTTCTTACACAGCTCCTGCGGCAGCCGGCACAGTCAATGTTGTGATCCCCGGCGAAGGTATTCTTTGCCGCACGGATATTCACGTTACATTGTCTAGTGCTTCTGCTACGGTGTTCTATGGCTAAGAAAAACCCCTCCCTAGCAGTCGGTCGCGGCGAAAAGCTTCCCGTCTCTAAGGGAGCTGGTTTGACCGCCAAAGGTCGTGCCAAGTACAACGCTGCAACTGGGTCTAATCTAAAGGCTCCACAGCCAGAAGGTGGCCCGCGCAAGAAGTCATTTTGCGCAAGAATGAGTGGTATGCCCGGCCCAATGAAGGACGAGAAAGGCAGACC